TCTTGAGCGTACGCGAAAGTCTTGCCATCTACTTTTAGTTTCGCATTTGCGCCTGTTATAAAAATCGGTTTCTTTGCCATAAAAACTCCCTGGTCTAGCGGTTGACCAATTACCTTGCTATTTTAAGTTACTTATATAACTCTGACTAATAGTATCATGCTTTTGCTTAAATGCATTTAAATACTCTAATACTTCGCTTTGAGTACCCCAAAACATGCATATCTTATCTTTAATATTATTGTATCTTTTTATACGATTTTTAACGCCATTCGTTATATTTGAACCCCTCAACATGAGACGCGATTCAATTACATCTTCGTCTTCAATTAGCCCAACTACTTTAACCCGCAAACCTGCTTTGCGAAGTTCTCTAGCTAACCAAGTAGCTCTAATTGGAGTTATTATTAACTTTGTATTATTGGTGTTGGTTTTACTTATATCAATAATATCATCTATTTTTCGTATCTTATCGTAGTCTATTATTTCGTACTTATCTTTAAGTTGCTCTCCGATCCACGTCTTTCCGGATCCAGAAGGTCCGCATAAAATCACTAATTCATACGGTTTTTCATATGAATAAAAATTATCATTGAGCTCAGATTCCCATATGGTGTAAAAGTTAATATCTGGTCTATTATTAGCGAAAAAACAAGCTTTCTGCTTATCTCTAGATCTAGTTTTTACGTTATTGTGCCAGTAGTTTCCCTGAACGTCAATAGCTATATTTTGACTAGGTATCCATATATCAACACTGTAAAAATCAAGTTGATAGCCATTTACGGCGTCAGGATAAACAGATTGAATCCGCTTATGAAAGTCTTGTTCAATTTTAGATGTAGAGGTTGCTCCCATTTTTAGTAAAGCAGCTACTCGCTTCGCTTTAAATGTTTCTGTTTTAACTAATTTACGCAGAACATCTTTTTGAAATTCTATGGCCTTCTTTTTAGCGTCGCTCTGATTTTCGGGGACATTGTAAAATTGCGCCGAGCAGGAAATAGAGCAAAAAACGTTATTTTGCCCTATTTGGCTAGAGTAAGATCGCCTAGTTTTTCCGCAATATGAGCACTCAAATTCTTCCAGTCCCCCTTTCCAATTAAGGTTAGAATCTCCTGTTTTTCTTTTTAGATTGTTAACATAGCATTCTCTATGGTATGCCGGGTAATCGGCTTCACCTCTTGGTATTGAGGTTGGCAAGTTGCATACTGTGCATATCTTCTGTTGACGACCATTATAAGTCAACGCATCAGTTTTATATTGATCTTTGCTATATTCTTTGTTGCAATGAGTTTTATAGTGACGACTCATTAATCCATTAAGTTGCTTGGTATGTAGCTCACATAAATGGCATTTGTACATAGTAAAATACCCTCTACTAAATTATACTTAGTAGAGGGTATTAATTACAACCTGATTGTAGGTTTTATTATGCTGTTTGCTGAGCGCGCTGCAGAGTAATGTCGGCGAGCACGAAATCGATGCCTTCGACTAACTTAACAACCACAGACACGTTGATCGTGTTGCCGTTTATCTGCACTACTAGCTGCTTAAATCCGTTCTTTGCATCGGCAGCACTGACAGTTATGCCTTGTGCCAGATAAGTGCTTAGAATTGACTCACAAGTTGACTTTACTTCCGCGGCAGAAACAGTATTCTTTACGCCGACGTATATATTCTCTAGCTGATTTCTAAAGTCAAATGCTAGAACGTCAGCAGCGTATAGGACATGGGCTCTGTTGTAGACCCAGTTACCATCTTTTCCATACGTAGTGTTGTCAAGGACTAGACGGAAACCGCCAGTCTGAGGACGCTCCCAGAACGTTATACCGCTTTGAATAGCCTCGTCGTACATAGTATCTGGATCGAAGTCTGCTACTACGTCTTGCTCTGCAGTAGACATAGCTTGCCCAGTCTGCCTGATACCAGACATATTAAAGAACTTAAATGTCATCGGGAGACCGATAGGTGAACCTCCGCGAGCACCTGCAAGAAGAGCGGCACCAGCCCAAGGTTGGAACCACTTGATGACTCCCTGCGCGTCGGCTTGACGAACATCCTGTATAGCGAGCTGAATTCTTGCATCAGCAAGATCAGCGGCCTTCTCCTTACACGCGTCGTAAGAAGCCTTAAGCGAAAGATATCCCTGTCGCTCTGATCTCTTCTTTGTGGTTGCCATTAGGCTCAAGTGCGTCTTTACGGCCTGATGGATCCCGTCGATAGTGTACGAGGAAGCTCCATCCGTGAGACCGTCGGCAGCATCATCAGATGCGTCTCTAGAGAATAGAGGCACGACTGAGTTAACTCTAACCTTCTCTATCTTTGAAAGAGCAGTAACTATTTCAGCTGAGCTAGTGGCACCCTTTACGCCGCCAGAAAGATACAGCGCGTTTGGCACGCCCTGTTGATCCATTAGACCAACCTTCTTAACTTCCGTCTCGCCTTCCATTGGAATTAGCTCTGCAAGCGAAGAGAGAGCCGTGAACTCAGCAGTTTTTGCTGCGTCTCTCTTTATTCTGGCTGGCTTCTCGCCGCTGCTCTTTGCGAGAGCTCCAGCAGAAGAAACTTGATCAAGAGTTTCAAGTGCGGCATTGCCTAGCAGTGTCGAACCTGCGGCAGCAGACCAACCAGCTAAAGTATTAACATAGTCAACTAGAACTTGAACGCCGCCGTAATCTGCCTTAGCTAAAGTAATAGTGGCAGGTGTGGCACCAGTCTGAGTTAAAATTACGCTGTCAGCATCGATGGAAACTTCAGCGGCAGTACAACCGCCGCTCGAGTCTCTTCCTAAAGACATTACAACTTCACCACCGACTGTTGAAGATTCAGTTAATGAGGTGGCGCTATTCTTAAGAACCATTAGAGCTTTTGGTTCAGATGCAGGAAGCGCAGTCGTCATGTCAGTTAGACCGAGATCTTCGTTGGCGTTTCCACTAGTGATAGTCATAGATCTGCCAGCACCTAGTGCGTGAAGACCTGAACCAGCAGCTTGAGTTATTTTTAACGTGTCTGTTGCTGCACCTGGGGCTGCGACAATCGTTCCTGCTGGGGCAGCAGTATTAATAGCAGCAACTAATGCGGCCATATTCGCTAAGCTTCCAGAAGGAATTGTTATAGTTTGAGTAGCTTCGCCATCTAGCGCGATCTTAAGCTGATTGTTAGAAAGGCCGATAACTAGAGGAAAAGTAATTGCTGAGCCACTAACAGCAGCTGGAGTTTCTTCTATTAGCGTGCATTTAAAAGTGACCTTATTACCACCGGTTCCCCACTCTCTTGCTCTAAGAGTACCGTAGTCATCAGCGACATCTAGAGTGGCTCTAGTAGAAGAATTGGTCTTGTAAATATAAATTGCGGATGCTCCACCCGGAATAGCTCCGTCGGCGCCTGGAGAGAAGAGCATGTTGCATGCATCTACGATTGGCCCGCTCTTATATTTTTCACGAATTTGAGCTAGCTGATCGGGACTAAAGACGTTGTTAGCTAGATTAAGTTCATTGGCACCTGGCGCGCCAGCTTCTGCTTCTCCAAGTACTGCGACTAGACCGGTAGCACTGAGAGGAAAACCGCCGCCAAGATCTATCTGCGTCTTAGAGTACGCACCTGGTTTGTATATCGTTGCTCCGTTAAAGCTCACATTTATTGCCATTTTCAAATCTCCCGGTTTAATCTTATAAGATTATAACATGATGTTTAAGTTAAATTATGATATTCTCACGCCATATTTTTCTAGCGCCGTGTCGTAGTCCTTTGGAAGCTCTAACTTAGAAAGTCCCCTGGCTCTAAAATCAGCCCAAACTATTTCTTTCTTGTGCTGGGCAGGTATGCAGTCTTCTTTTAAAGCCCACCAAGTATCAAATTCCATTTTACACGAGTTTTCCATATACTTATACTACCTCATTGGATAGGTATATCTTCTTCATCATTTTCGTCACCCACTCTGCTTCCAAATAGCCCCTTATTCTTCGTATCATCTATTGAACTAGGATCAACATCGTCTGTGTGAGCTATACTGCTGGCAGGTTCTAAATCTTCAGCAAAATCGACGTTCACGTCATCTACTTCTACAGCTACCTGCTGTCCCCACGTGTTTTGAACAGTGCATCTAAATCTGATCCATCTTGTCCAGATGTTCTCTGTCATATATTGATTGTCTTTATTATAATCAGAGGCGCTGAAAGTATGCAACTGTAGACCGTTCTTTTCGGCCCAAGACTTGTATTTATATAATATATAGCTCACCACATAGTAGATCCAAAGGACGTGATCCCCAGCTTTATTGGCGTGAATCCCTATATCTACCATTACCGTGAAGACACCAACACCTATCTCATTATTATCGGAGTCAACAAAGCCCATGTCTTTCATGGCTGCCTTGTTCTCATCTTCTGTCTCATTGGCTAGATGTATACTAATAGAAGGAATCTTTTGCGCATTGAAAGACCACGCTTGAATTACTGGTATTTTAGTAGTCGAGAACCAGTCCCATAGTTTATCTAAATAATCGTCACCGTAATCATCTTGCAAATCAGGGTCAGAATATTGAGCGAATAATTCATCAAATGCAGCTCTATCTGCGCGAAGACCTTTGATACCGGTTTTAATTAGTTTTTGAACTACTATTTCTGGCATTATGAAGCTCATACAAAGTTTTCCTCGTAGTCTTCAATAGTGCTCATTATTATTTCTTCTAATTGATCTTGAAGTCTATCGTTTATTGACTTAAGATCTTCTGTAAAATCCTTAGTTTTTTCTGGTATTATCCAGTCTCTAATTGGACTTTGTTTACTTGTAGCAGTTCTAAACTCTTGTTTGCCAGATACCCTGTTAGACTTGCGGTCTCTTGACTCTTCTATTCGCTTTGCGTTTATATTTTTTTGAGCGTCGAAGATGTTGTTAGATATTCTTGGCTTTGAATCTGAAGATTTGCCAACTGGTATAACCTTATATAAAGTTCCGTCTTTAGATATTTTAGGGTTTCTGAGTAGATTAGGTAACATTGGAAAAGGCGGCTCTTTAAATGAGGTGTTTCCGCTTTCAGTTTCTAACATAAAAGCACCAGGCGCCGGTCTAAGCTCGTTGATAAAAGCGGCAGACTCTTTGTCTACTCCTGCCTCTATAGCTTGATCCATGGCGTCTTTCATAGCCTCTTGCATCTTTTGCTGTATTTCTATATCAGCTTGTTTAACTATATTTTCTATAGTTGACTCTGATAGACCTTTAGACTTCAATTTATCTCTTAGTCTAAAAAGCTCTAAATATTTATTCGTCATTTCTTTTCCTTCTTGACGACTTTTGCTTTCAAATCCCTCAAGAAGTTTTCTTTTTCAAGCGACGACCATTCTTGCGCGAAAGAGATTTTTATCTTACCATCGGCTGATATTTCTATAATAGGTTTGGGCAAGTATGGATACGATTCGTCGTGAATTTTGTCAGGGTTTCTAGGCTTCGTAGAAAATGCCTCGATAGTCTCTGGCTTAGAGTTTAATACATCTAGCTTAGATTGAAGTTCTCTGAGTTTATTAGAAAGCTCATCAAGATCTTCTCCAGCCTTTTGAGCTAGATCGTTGTGCTTGTCTGCAACTAAATGCACAGTGTTTTCAAGTTTATCGAATAATTTGGATATACGTTGTTCTAGCTGCTGGACGTCGACTGCCACACCGTTCCTAATTTCTTCCCTAACTGTCTCCATCTCTTGATAGATATTGCCTATGTTATGCTTTTTATAGCTATCCATGAGCTCATTAATTCCACCTTTAATGGCGTCATCTGAAAGAGAAGATTCGTCTAATTCGTCAAAAACTTTTTCATCTTCTGGGGAGAACCATTCGAATAAGGCCATTAAGTTTATGGCCAGCTGATTCATAGAAATATTAGTAAAGGTAGTTATTATCTTATGACCATCTTCAACTCTACCAGAATACGTTCCATCGACGTGCTTTCTTACAGAGATGGTGTGGGTATCAAACTTCATCTTCTTGAAGTCTTCTTCTTTCATTTCGCCTAACTCTGATTTAAGATGCCTCAGTATTCCATTGCCGACAACATTAAGCGAGTTTTTTCTATCTATATCTATTATTGTTTTGGCAGACTTTTTAGCTTTATTTAGAGACTCTACGCAAATCAAGCCTTTTATAGACTTGCCCAATTTATTAGTGACAAGTTGCTCTAGGGGAGGAACACAACAGTCTCTGACTGCCTCCCAATTTATCTCATGCGGTTCGATCCACTTTAAGTTCTTTAACTCGTCGCTAGCTTTAAGCTTACCTTTATAAGACTCGACGAGATATACGCTCGTATCGTGCCCCGATATGTTTTGGTGCATTATTAGTTGCGGATTTACACCAACTAGACCAGTCTCTTCTTTTAATTCTCTAAGTGCAGCCAACTCTTCTGAGCTATCACTAGAATCTACATGTCCGCCTGGTGTAGCTAAACCACCACTGTGTGATCCCATAAGGATTCTATTGTTAGAATCCATTACAATTACGCCGACAGCCTTACTCTTATAAAACTCTTCGAAAGATTTCTTTAATTCTTTCTTAGTTTTACCTTTGGCCTTGTTTTTCTTACGCTCTATTCTTTTATGCTTAACTCGTTCTTTATCTTTAGCGTGATGATGCTCGTCCCAATTGCCGCCTCTGTCTTCGCCTGACTGCTCCGGCAATTTACCAGGGTCCTTAGTATCCTTGTATTTTGCGGCAACAGATTTAGGTGGACGACCCCTCGATCCTCCGCCGTCACCTTTACCATGTAATATCGCCATCATCATCTTAAACTGGCGACGACTAACTGCCTGAGGCATAATCTACTGAATCTCCATAGACAAGATAACTATATTATATAGCATTTATGTCCCTGATCCCGCCAATTTCTCACCAGATCCCACCATAAAATCTCTTCTTACTAAAATATGTTGCGGTAGTCTTCTGGCGACTTTTTGCCCATTGACTAATTCTTGAGTTATCCTAAGTTCTCTCATTGACTGAAGAACTATATACACTGGTTTGGCGAAATATCCGTAAGCCACAGTTTCTCCTATTTCCTTATCACTGTCGTAAAAAGGCTCTTTGCCGCCTATCCATTCGATGTCACCGTCTGTGGATATGGTGAAATCTACTCCGACCTGATAAAATTTTTGAACGCCATTAGAAATTGAAGTTGCTAATTCAATTTTAGTTATCGGGTATCTGAGCGATTGCTTGTTGTCTACACGGGGCTCGTATTCCTTTAATTCCCATAACCTGACCTCAAAATCGGGGATAACAAGTTTATCGTAGGTATTGAAATCCGCTTGTTCTCCATCTGAATATTCAGCTGGAAAAGTCATCACCGCG